TGTGAACCCCGACTAGTTGATAAAGATGCGAGGGCATTTTGAAAAGATACTTCAAAGAAATAACCAAGTGGGACAAAGTTGAACACACTGTCCCCAATCACACATATATATTTGAAGACTCAAAGTGTGTGGGATACATCAAGACTGGCACTAAAGAAGAAATCATTTTTTCAAAACCTTCCCGCCAGTTTTCAAAAAGTTATCGAAAATTTGTTGAAATATTTCCTTGACTTTAGTTGATACTTTTGTTAGTATAGTAAATTGAAATTGATAAAAAAGGTATTTCATAATGAGTTCTAGTTCAAAAGAACATTTAAACAAAATTGCGGATGGCATCAAAGAGATGTCAAACCCAGAAGTTGCACAGAATATTCTTGAAGCATATACATTTATCTGGTCTCTTTTAGACCCAGATAAATTTGGTTTTTCTTGTTCTGCTGAAGTTCGTGATGAAGCTAGACATGTTTTGGGTTTGAAAAAAGTTGAGACAAATCAGTTAAACTATGCAAAATCTCTTGGTTTGGATGAAAATACTCCAGAAATTAAAACCATTGTAGATAAGTTATAATTTTTCTGCCCATAGCTCAACTGGATAGAGCATCAGCCTTCTAAGCTGAGGGTTCGGGGTTCGAGTCCCTGTGGGCAGGCCAATTTAGGAAAGTAAATGCCAACTTATAATTTTAGAAACAAAGAAACTGGTGAAGAGTGGGAAGAGTTCATGGGAATTTCTGCTTCCGAAGAGTTTCTTAAAGAGAATCCACACGTTGAAAAAGTTTTCAACGGTAAGGCGCCTGGTTTGGTTGGCGGCCATGGAGATAGAACAAAACCAGACGGCGGGTTCAAGGAAGTCCTGTCTAGAATTGCAGAAGCTAATCCAACATCAGCTCTTGCAAATGATTACGGCAAAAAGGACGCCAAGTCGGTTGCAGTGAGAAATCTATCACAAAAATATCGCTCATCTGATTAATTTTGTGTTTCTTTCTGCTATATATATTTAGAACCGTTTAGTAAGCAACAAGAGGGATTTTTTATGACACGGTTATTGACGGTTGCATTGGCTTTTATAGTCATGGCAACAAATGTGGGGTGTGCTTCAGCCTCAGGAAGTGAATATTACGAAGCAATTCGCAAGACCGCAGAAGCCCAGGCTCTTGCATCCGAAGCGAAGTATCGTGCGCTCGCACAAGTCGCTGCAAGTGGTGATGGTCAGGCTGCATCCGCAGCTGTTATGGCTATCGCACTGTCTCAAGACAAAACCGTTACCCCGCAGTACGTTGAGTCTTCCGCTCTGAAATGGGCGCAAGTTCTTACGCCTACTGTTGGTACTTTGGGTCTTGGTTTGATCCAGGCCGGTGTATCGAAAAATGCATCTAATAACGCTGCTAAAGTCCAGATGGCAAGTATGGCTAGTAACGAAGCCATTCAACTTGGTCAACAGGAAATGGTTGGTGGTTTGGTCGGTGATCTGAGTACTGGTTGGTCTACTACCGCAGCTGCTGGTGGTGCCGCTACTGCTGAGATTGCAATCGCAGGATTCAATGCACTGAATACTGCTGGTGGTCAAACTGTTGATGTCGCAGTCGCTGGTTTGAATACTGCGGATAGTATCGCAACCACTGGCATGACTACCCTTGGTGATGTTGCTACCGCCGGTTTCACTCAGATTGGTGCTACTGCTGAAGACGGTATCAATGCAACGGGTGCAGTCGGTCTTGCTGGTATGACTAGTCTTGTGACTTTGGGTACTACTGGAATTGCCGCTACTGAGAACACTGGTATTAGTCTTGGTACTACGGGAATGACTAGTCTCGTGACTCAGAATGATGCTTGGTTGGACTACTCTACAACAAGAGATGCTAACATTCAATCAATTCTTGCAGACTTCAATTCCACGATTCAACAGTTAGGTACTGATCTTGCAACACCGATCACATGTGCTGATGATGGAACAGGTACTATTGTTTGTAACTAATTACATCAAAAGTGTGATAAATAAGGGGGGTAACACCCCCTTTTTTTATGGAGAATGATAATGAAAGAAGAAGATATCAAAATACTTGAAGAGAAAGTAGAAAAAGAATTTTTAAAAAGTCAAGAACTCTTAGATAATAACCTAGAACAGGCTGAAGTAGATTCTTTATCTGAGGCTCTTGCTATAGACTATGTGGAAAAGTGGAAGGTTTATGCGAGGATGAAACTTGCAGAAAGCAATTTGGAAAAATCTGAAAATCTTCGCAAAAGTCTGACGCAAAAATTAGTCCATGTGAATGCGAACCTTGAAGTGACTCTAAAAGCATTAGAAGATAAGAAAATCGCTGTTGCATTTGAGATCAATGAGAAAGAGAAACTCAAGGAAGAGATGAAGGTATTGAAGGCAGAACTAAGGTCGCTCAAAAAACCTAAAGAGGTTTCAAAGCGTTCGGCCCCCGAAAAAAAGTCCGTGGCCAAAAACGCTTGAGAGGTTTTTTATAAATAGTGGTATGTATAGTTTTTCATCCTATTTAAATGAAGATGCCCAAGGGAAGAATCTTCACCTAGAACACCTAGAAGACGAAATTATTAATTTCGGAATTGGTGGGGCTAGGGGCGCAATTAATTTTTTACAGTCTTTGCGTGATATGCTTTCTGGTAGTTCTCGTTCCTCTGTTCACATGACAGTGAAGTGGGATGGGGCCCCTGCTATCTTTGCTGGTGTAGACCCCTCGGATGGGAAGTTTTTTGTCGCAAAGAAGTCTGTGTTCAACAAAACACCGCTACTATATAAGACAAAAAAAGAAATACAAGACGATGCTAAACTACCACAAGCATTGAAAATTCCTTTTAGTATCGCATTAGAAGAATTTAGCAAACTCGGTATCAGGGGAGTTCTACAGGGTGATTTGATGTTTACCTCTGGTTCCCTTGAAACCGAGACCATTGATAATGTTAGGTATACAACATTTCAACCAAATACAATCGTTTATGCAGTTCCCCGTGGTTCTGATCTTGACAATCAGATAAGGGCTGCGAGAATTGGTGTTGTATGGCATACCACATATACTGGCAACAGTTTGCAAAATATGCAAGCGTCTTTTGGTGCAAATATCAGTGGTCTCAAAAAAATAAAAAGTGTGTGGATGGATGATGCTAGTTATCGTGATGAAAGTGGCACTGCTACCTTTACAAAATCTGAAACTGCATCGGTAACTGCAAAACTTTCCGAGGCAGGAAAGTTATTTCGCAAAATCGATGCTGTACAGTTAAAGAATTTTATGAGATTGCAGTCTGCTTTGGAAGCTGATAGTAAAACTACTGGCGCTACACTCAAAACATACAATAACTCCAAAGTTAGGGTTGGAGAGAAAATTGCCAATGTTTCCACCCATGTTTCTGGTTATGAAACTTGGGTGTCGGAAAAGTTTGACCTTGCTGCTAATAAACTAAAGACCCCCGATGCAAAGAAGAGAGTGGAGAAAAAGAAAGTAGAAACTCTCAGAGAAATAAAAAAACATAGGGTTTTACTTGGAAATATTGTTGCTTTTCAAAATGCTCTGGTAGATGCGAAGATGATTATTGTGAGGAAACTAAATTCTATCAAACAGTTGATGGATACTTTTGTTCGCACCAAACAGGGATTCAAGGTTGTCAATCCAGAAGGTTATGTTGCTATCGATAGAGTTGGTGGTAATGCAGTTAAACTTGTTGACCGCATGGAATTCAGTTACAATAATTTCACTGCAATCAAGGCGTGGGACAGATGAGAATAAAAGAAGAAAAAGAAAAACATATCGTGTTTGCATTTGGAAGAATGAATCCGCCTACTGCTGGTCACAGTAAATTGGTAGACAAGGTTCATGCAGAAGCAAAATCGAGGAATGCTGATCATAGAGTTATAGTTAGTCACTCTCAGGACAAACACAAAAACCCGCTCTCAGCAAAACAAAAATTGAGGTATCTCAAACATGTTCATCCCCACGGAAAGTTTGAAGCATCTTCGCAATCCCATCCTCACTTTTTTGCACACCTCAGTAAAATGCACCAAGAGGGTCACACCCATGTCACAATGGTGGCAGGATCAGATCGTGTTCATGAATTCCAGAAACTTGCAGACAAGTATAATGGCAAAAAGGGTTCTCACGGATATTATAAGTTTAAGCACCTCAAAGTTGTATCTGCTGGTGCTCGTGATCCTGATGCTTCGGGTGTTGCTGGAATAAGTGGAACAAAGATGCGATCTCACGCATCTAACAATGATTATAAATCTTTTAAGTCTGGTTTGCATAAGAACACCTCTCATGAAGAGGCAAAAAAATTGTTCCATGCTACCAGAAAAGGTATGGGTCTTCATGAAGACCAAGTGAGAATGTCCTTTTCAATGTTTCTGAAGGAGTCAAATAAATGAACAGAGAGGCAGTATACGAACAATTAAAGATAGACGAGGGTGTAGTGTATGAAATCTACAATGATCACCTTGGATATCCTACTTTCGGAGTCGGACACCTCATCGTTGAGGGTGACGAGGAGATCGGAAAACCAATTGGAACTCCAGTGGACGAAGAAAGAGTCAGAGAGGTATTTGATAGAGATTTGGAGACAGCAATCCGAGAATGTGATGCTTTATACGGGGAGGGGTGTTTTCGAGATTTTCCCGATGAAGTCCAGCAGATATTGGTCAACATGATGTTTAATATGGGACGTACCCGATTATCCAAGTTTAAAAAAATGAATGAAGCTCTCTTAGAGGGTGATTGGAAAAATGCCGCAGTAGAGGGAAGAGATTCTTTGTGGTATAAACAGGTCACCAACAGAGCAGAGAGGTTGATGAGTCGTTTGGAGTCAGTATGAAAGGTTTTTTAGTTGGTGTTTTAACAACGGTATTGGTTGGGTGTTCTAGCCTTAGCAATTTAATACCAGATAAGTTTGATAATGTGGAATATGGTAATTTGGTACACTTGGGTGTAATTTCAGAAAACACAAAGGATTGTTCCTCAGACCAGATTCAACTGGCATGGTCTTATTCTGCTTTCTTGGAAAAGTATTCAGAACATACCATGAACGAAACAAATCAAAAAATCTATACACAGATTCATGATCTAACCACTGAGTTGAGAAACAGACAAGACCCGTCTGAGGGTTATTGTAGAATCAAGTGGGGAAATATTTCCTCTATAGTAGAAGAGGCACTTGCCGTAGCTGGGAGTAGAATGAAATGAGCGAAGACGCATTAATTAAGAAGTACGAACAAAAAGTCAGAGAACTCAATGAACTCTTAGACGGTGGTATGATTTCCCAAGATGAATACGAAGAACTTGTTCAAGACTTTACTGATATCGAATCAATCAGAGAAGATATTAAAGATGAGAGTATGAAAATTCTTGCTGCTAAGGTTGTTGATGCTATCTCTAAGTTAGTTAAGGTATTATAAATAGTCCTTATGGATAAGACTTTCAAAGATTTTCTACCTCTAGAAGAAGGTGTCAATGACCCTGCCATCTTCAAAGCGGTTTTCTTAGCCGGCGGGCCTGGTAGCGGTAAGTCATTTGTCGTTGGACAAACTGCACTGTCTACTTTTGGGTTAAAGACTGTCAACTCTGATGATGCGTTTGAGAATGCATTAAAGAAAGCTGGAGTTATGCAATCATACTCTTCTAGAAGAGACCCGGCGAAAAAAGCAATTACTGACTTCATCTCTAGCCCAAAAGGTCAGGCGATGCGTGACCGAGCAAAATACATAACTAATAAAAGGCAAGACCAATATATTGAAGGGCGTCTTGGTCTTGTCATTGACGGTACTGGTAAAGATTACGCTAAGATAGAAAAACAGAAAAACGCACTTGAGACTCTAGGTTACCAGACAATGATGATTTTTGTCAATGCTGACAGAGAGACTGCTAGAAAAAGAAATGCAAATCGATCCAGAACTATTGACAATGTTTCACTGGGTTTCATGTGGAAAGAAACACAAAAGAATATTGGTAAGTTTCAGAACTTGTTTGGAAACGATTTTGTTATTATTGATAACTCAGAGGGTTCAGACTATCAAAGTGGAATTATGCACGCCTATCGCAAGGTTGGTCGGTGGGTAAAAACTTCCCATAATTATATCGCTCAACGATGGATTCGTGACCAAAAACAACAGAGGGGCATAAGAGAAGACCTCCGTAATTGGTTTAGTAAAGATCATCCCAAAGGTGATTGGGTTCGTGTAGGTACGGATGGAGAAATCAAAGGTCAATGTGCAAGAGAGCCTGGCGAAGGTAAACCCAAGTGTATGCCGAGACAAAAGGCACACAGTATGGACAAGGACGATAGGGCGACTTCTGCCAGACGCAAGAGAAGAAAAGACCCCGTTGCCGATAGAAAGGGCAAGGGTGGTAAACCCATCATGGTCAAGACGGATGTCAAAGAGGCAGCAAAACTTTCTGCAGCAGAACGTCTCAATAGACGACTCAAAACTCACCACGGTATAGATTTGGAAGCCCGTCAAAAGTTTTATACGGATATGATCAAGAAAATGAAGGATACTTCTGCAAAAGCAGTTGATTCCTCAAAAACTCAAAAAGAAACATTTCAGTGGATGAAAGACCCACTTGCCAAAACTGTTCATAGAGTTCACTATAACACCGCACTCAAAACTCTGAAACCTATTATCGATAGAAAGAAGAGAGAAGGTGGCGGCAAACTCAAACACGGTATTGAATACTATGCTGCACAAGTAGCAAGAACGATTTCCGACAAGGTTGATGCTAGAACTCTGGCAAAAATGTATCAGAAGGAAGACAAACAGATTAGTCGATACGAGTGGGGAAGACCAGAAGGTACACAATACTTCAAGGCCTTGACTCCAGGCGAACCAGGCTCTACTACCAAGAAAAATCAAACCACCAACAAATATCACTACAAAACAAAGATCGAAGAAGGTGAGAATCATTCGTGGAAAACCGATGGTCACTATAAGAAAGATGGTACTGAATGGAAGGGTGATCAACACGCCCACGATGGACAAGTTATGACTGGTAAGAAACACACAAAGGATAGTGAAAACCTATATCACTTCAAAGACCTTGGCCAAAAAGCTAGACAGATGGTTCTTGATAAACTAAAAATAAAAGAACACTGTGGATGTGAAGAAGAGATGGAAGTTTTGGAAATGGATGTTGATTCTATCTTCACATCGGAAGATATTGCCGACATGGAAGTTCAAATTGACAATATGGATTTTGATGAGATGATAGGTTTGGGTATGTACGATTCAGAAGAATTAGAAGGCTTTGATTCAGCAGAAGAAGATGACGATGAAGAATCAGATATTCACGACAACGTGGACATTCTTGAAGCCCTGTCTATTCAAGGTAGAATGAAGAGGCGTTTTAACGCTAGAAGAAACAGACAGAAACTCAAAGTTGCTAGAATGAGAGCATCTAGGAGAGCCGCCGATCCTGCTAGGGTTAAGAGAAGGGCAACTCGTGGTGCAAGAAACATGATTAAGTCCAGACTTGCTAGAGGGAGAGACATGTCTTCCATGCCTCCTGCCGAAAAGGCTAGAATTGAGGCTATGTCAAAACGATTTACAGGACTGATCTCTAGACTTGCACAGAGAATGGTTCCAATCATTAGAAAGAATGAATTGAAACGACTTACATCTACCAACAAAAAACCACAGAAGGCGAAGAAGTATAAAGCTTCATCCGCAAAGTCTTCTGCTTCGGCACAAAAGGCTAAGAAATTTAAGGTGAAAAAGAAATGAAAACTTTCCTAGAATTTTTGGGCGAAGAAGGTATGAAGGGTATGACCGTCAAGGGTGGTCATAAACTTCCTGTTAGCAAAGGTGCTGGCTTAACCAAAAAAGGTGTCGAAAAGTATCGCCGCCAAAACCCAGGCTCTAAATTGCAAACCGCAGTTACTACTCCGCCCAGTAAACTAAAGCCTGGTAGCAAAGACGCAAAGAGACGCAAATCATTCTGCGCTCGATCTCGTAGTTGGACAGGCGAAAGAGGTAAGGCCGCAAGAAGAAGGTGGAACTGCTAGTGACTACTGTATTTAGAAATTTCGTAGAACAATTGGGTGGGTCTGACGCAACCACCTTTGTGGGTTCTGCTGGAGAAATTTTCTATGATCCCACCACCACTACTCTCAGAATTTCTGATGGTTCTACTCCAGGCGGTGTTATTATAAACACTGGTGGGGGTGGTTCCTCACAAACAATTTCTTGGGATTCTGGGACAAATACTCTATCCATTTCTGGTGGCAATAGTGCTGATCTAAGTTCTTTGTCAGGACAGAATACTGATTCGCAGACACTTAGTATTGCTGGTACTGATTTAACTATAAGTAATGGTAATACAGTTGACTTATCTGCATTTTTACAGACCGCAAACTTGGATACAGAGTTGGCCACCGCTACCACAATTACAGAACTGCAAGATGGTTCTGGTTGGAATCTGCCTGGCCCATATACAAATGAATCATCTGCTGCTTCTGCTGGCATTGCAATCGGCCAAGCATACTACGATAACGGTGGAACTGTTCGTGTTAGGTTGACATAAGGTTATTTAATTTATTATGAAAGTTGATAAAGTTTTAGAATATGTAAGAACTTATTTGGGACGAGGCCTCGGGTGGGAACATAGTATATGTCTACCGCAAGAAGAACTGGTGAACCTAAGAAGGTCTATTGGTGGTGTCAATTTACAGTTTGCTGAAACAGAATATCAAGAAAACAGAGATCATCTTGTTCACTGGATGTCAACTGATAATTTAGACGCATTTAAAAAAAACAAAAAAGATAAAGTAAGGTTAAAGTGTTTGGAACACTTTGGGTGGATAACCGAGAAAGGTGTTCCAGTAGCAATCAATTATAATTTAAACTCGGATGGGTTTAGAATTGATGATAGTTATGATAAAGAGGGGATTGTGTTTTATGGATGCAGTCACACTTTTGGTGTCGGATTGCCAAAAGAAAAAACTTTCTCACACATAGTATCTAAATACTTTGATTGTGCGGATTTCAACTTTGGTGTTCCTGGCACTGGATTGGATTTAGCAGTTTTACATGCTATGTTTATGTTAAGAACCGATGTAAAAAATCCAAAAGCAATTGTTGTGTTGAATCCCCCTCCTAGACGATGGAATTTTTTTTCTGGTTTTAATATAAGGTCTTGTTCTGCAAATACAATAAAGAAAAACCCAACGAAAGAAGAAATGTACAGTATGGAATATTGTTCTATCTTAAACGATATGAACAACCTTGTCCAAACATCAAAAAACATTGTTATGCTTCAAACAATAGCAAAAGAAATGAAAATTCCAGTTTTTATTGTTGATTCTGCACATGAATTTCGTAAAGAGTATAGAGCATGGGGCCACTATGAATGGCAGCTGGCTAGAGGAAATGATTCTTTTGATGGTATAAGTATGGCAAGAGATTTGATACACCCAGGCGCTGAAACTCATAAAATCTGGGCGGATGATATTATTGGTTTGATAGGCCCGTCTATGAATACCCTTAACTTTGCTTGAGGAAATCAAATGAAATGGTTAATAGAAAAAATCAAACTATGGTTCACAGAAGAATATGAACTTACTGTATTCTTCCCAGGCCCAGCGCAAGTTATGCCGGATGGTTCACGAATTGAGTCTGGGGCCCCAAAGACATATCATTGTAAAAAAATAGTAAAACTTACTACCAAACATATTATTTTTGTTGATATGGAAGGAAAGAGACACGAAATAAAAATGGTGGGTGACGTTGGGTACGATTTGAAAAAAATTTATTAATATCTTTATGAATGGATAAAAAATGTCAAAAGTTGATGTGTTACTTTTTACTGGAATGGCGGGATATGCAAATACAGTAAAAGAGTTTGGTGATGAACCAGTGTATGAAACCAGAAGTAGAACTTCTGGAACATATAGAATTGCTACCTACATAAGAGATGAGTTTGATCTTGATGTTGAGGTGGTAGATTTTATCTTTTCTTGGACAATTGAAGAACTAAAAGAACTTTGTAAAAGTAGGATTGGGCCAGATACCAGACTTGTTGGTATTGGCGGAATCTTTTTTCTTAGCGCCCCAGTAGTTCTTGAATTGTTCAAACACATCAAAGAAACTTATCCACATGTCACCACATGCGCTGGTAGTCAAGATGTGTGGTCTATTGTACAGATACCAAACATAGATTACTACGTCTCTGGATACGGAGAACTTGGTATCAAAGCAGTATTAGAAGGAAACCCCAAGTGTGTCGATCTTCAGATGTTTCCACATATGCCAGTTGTGAAACATGTTGATTGTTGGAGAACAAAAGAATACAACGCATGGCCATGGCCAATACTCTCCATCAAATACGAGGAAAGAGATTTTATCAAACCTTATGAAGTTGTTTCTATGGAGACATCTCGTGGTTGCCGTTTCAAGTGTTCTTATTGCAACTTCCCGATTCTAGGGGTTAAAGAAGACTACACTCGTAGCAAAGAAGACTTTGAAACAAACATCAAAGAAAATTACGACAAGTGGGGTCTTACAGAATACATTATTACAGATGACACATTCAATGATTATGTTGAAAAAATAAGAAAGTACGGTGATGTTGTTCAATCATTGGACTTCAAACCAAATTTCACTGGATATGTTCGTGCTGATCTAATGACCATGAGGGAAGGTGATCTGGAAGAACTGGCAAGGATGAGATTTAACAGTCACTTGTATGGCATCGAATCTACGAATCATGCATCTGCTAAAGCAATTGGTAAAGGGGGAGACCCAGAAAAAATCCTGCCTGGTATATTAGAAGCAAAGAAATATTTCCTCAAACACAATGATTTTTATCGTGGCGAAATGAGTTTTATTTGGGGACTACCTCACGAAACCAGAGAAACACTGGACAAAACATTCAAATGGATTGACGAAAATTGGTATGGTGAGGCAGTATCAATGTTTCCTCTACACATCATTAGGGATAGCGGGTTTTCGAGACCCAATGATATGTCCAACAATATGGATAAATATGGATATACAACCTTGCAACCAATAGAAATTAAACCAGTTGGGGATAGACTGGATCATATTTACAACAACCCAAATATTGCTGACTATTTTAAGTGGAGAATTAAGAAAATGGTTCCAGATGTAAACTCACCACAGTTTCAAATGGGTAGTTACCTCTGGAAAAACGAACACTTTGACTATATTGAAGCATTCATTGGCGTGCAGGAAGAAATATTTGGACACGAAAGATACTGGGATCGTGGTGTACCTATCTTTAATCAGTCAAATTGGCAGGGAGTTGGATTTACAAAGAATGATATGTTGACCAAAACATTTAGAGAACTGCCTAGTATGATGAATCCACCCAGAGAAATGGTCAAAGATTCTATAGAAGAGTACAAACAGAAGAAGTTATCTTTATAAATATATTGAAACATTAAATATTATTTTGGAGAATTTACATGCCAGTTGAAAGAAATATCAGGGATATTCTTGCTTCTGGACAGACAGACCTATTGGAAGCAGATATGTCAAGAAGACTTGATATGTTGGTCAGACAGGGTTTGATGTCAACAGGCAAACTTCCCATCCTAAAACGTGGTTTAGAAAAACTACAAATGGGAAAAGTTGGAACGCCACAGGAAAGAGATGCAGTAAACACTCTGTTGAATTCTATGATGTATATCGTTCTTGGTGACGATACGGTATTTCAACGGGCAAGACAACACACCCAAAAGAATCGCTATCAGACCGAAGAGAGTGAGATCAACTCGGCCGATGAAAGTGATGATGTAGAACTGAATGAATGGGAAACATTTTTGTTGGACATTGAAACTCTTGAAGAGAAGAATGTCCCAACAAACCCAAAATTGTGGTCTAAGTATAAGTCGCAGGCAAAATCAAAGTTTGATGTCTACCCTTCTGCTTACGCCAATGGTTGGGCCGCCAAGATGTATAAAAAGGCCGGTGGTAGTTGGAAGACTGTCAGTGAAGAAGTTGACACTGGACAGTATGATGCAAGAAAGAAACCGCAGTCCAGTGAAAAGGAAAAACAAGCTGTTTTCGACAAGCATCGTGAAAGGATGAAAAAACTAAAGAAAGAAGAAGTCGAACTTGACGAAAAGTTAGAAACAGAACGCATTAAACATCCAGTTGGCAAAAGACCCCCAGGCATAGGGTGGACTCTTAAACAGGCGGGTGAACAAACTGGAAAAGACCATAGTGTGTGGGAACGCAAATTCAAAAGAGTAAAACCCACAAACGAAGAAACAGAACTTGACGAAAAGATCGAAGACATGGACATGGGTGAAGTTATCAAAGACTTCCAAAAGTCTGATGCCCCTCAGTTTAAAGGTAAGTCAAAAGAAAAAAGAAGAGAGATGGCAATTGCCGCTAAACTCTCCAAAGAAGAGACCGAAGAGGAAACTACTGTGAACACGAACAACCCCTTTGCTGCAGCTAAGAAGGCAAAATTAGACGAGTATAGAACTAAGAACCCTGCCGCCGATGCAGAAGATTCTCGCCAACGTGCCAAGAAGGCTGCTGAGAGACTTTCTCGTAAAGTTGCAAAGACCGAGAAGGAAACAGACCCAGGCATCAAGGAAGAAGTCGAAATTGAAGAGGGTATGACTGCAAAAGATATTAAGATGGGCGTGGGTATTGCTCGTGATAAGAGATATGCTGGTGGAAACATGACAGGTGCATCTAAGGCGATGGAAAAGGTCAAGAAAGGTCTCTCTGATCATCCTCGTGTTAGGAAAGAATTGCAGAAACAGAACGAAGAGTCTCAAGAAGATTCTGTTGATGAAATCGCAGAAATGTCCTACAAAGAAAAGTTTCAGGCCATGTTGAAGAAAACTGGCAAGTCTCTTGCATCAATGTCTGACGAAGAGAAGAAGAAGTTTTTCAACAGTGTAGATGACGCACACAAGGCGAAGAACGAAAACTACACCATGAAGAACTCTTACGCTAAGTCTGGCAAGATGTCAAAGGATAAGGAATCACATGACACGGGTGGTTTCCGTATTTCTAACAAAGATGCCGCTGCTGCAAAGGATAGACTCAAGGCGAAGAAGGGTATCAGTGAAGTTGCAATCGCTGGTATCAACGCACCTTCACAGGGTGGTACTCGCAAAGAACTTCTCGACAAACTTAGAAAAAATCCAAAAGACACTAAACTTGCAAACTCTGCTTGGAAGGCTGGTGCAACTAGCAAAGAGATCAAAGGTGCCATTGCCAACGAAGAGATTGAAGAGAGCGCTGCTAACAGGGCTTTTGCTCAGGCAAAAAGAGATTACGATGCGGATGACAAGAAAGGTCTTGCTCCTACCAAGAAAGACTCTAAACCCGCAAAAGTCAGTGACGCATCTAATGCAAAAGAAATCGAACACATTGTACCTCAGATGCGAAAAGCAATTACTGTTGGTAAAGAGGTTCAGTTTCAAGATGGGAAGACGCACAAGATCAGCAAGGGCCATGCTGCCAAATTTTTGAACAAGTATATGAACAGTAAACCTGCTGACAAACATAAGATGCAAACGTCTGCCCATAAGAGTCACGATCACTTTATGAAGCATGTATAAATATCAAAACAAAAACCTCTAAAGGAGAATAACAATGTCCGCTTGGTCTAAGTCCACAAAACCCGTAGTTACGGGTATTCCTGCTTCAGAAATCTTCATGGTTGACGAAGCAGAAGTTGCCGCAACCCCAGGCATCGCACAGCCTGGTTGGGTTCGCCGTAAAGTACAGGGTTCTAGAGTTGTCTATGAAACTCTTGTTGCAATGGCAGATGCCGCTACTGATGCTGAATACGAAGCCGCAGTTGGTGTTGTTGCTACAGCACTTGTTAATGGTACAGAGTACAAAATTCTTACTACAGGTGACACCGACTTCACATTGGTTGGCGCCACAGACTCTAACCCAGGCACAGTCTTCACCGCTACTGGTGCTGGCGTAGGAACTGGTACTGCTGTTGCAACTGCCGATGATGACGATGACGAGTTCCCAGACTCCTAATAAATACTTTTAGATTAGGAGTATTTCATGGCTGATGCAAAACTTTCAGAACTAACGGCGGCTACTTCTGTAGCCGCTGATGACACACTTTATGTGGTTCAGAGTTCGGATAGCAAAAAGGTAACTGTTGCCAATGTTTTTGGTCAGGTTCCGACACCTACTGTTTTTGCCGATAAAGTTTCTATTGGCGATCATGAAACAATTACTGGTGCAGGTGCGTTGTCTAACCTTGTCAACGTACATCTTATCAATAGTCCAGGCGCAAGCGGAACACTCACAATGTCCGCTGGTGTAGAAGGACAAATGAAAATAATTATAATGACATCCAATTCTAGTCAGATTAATATGATATTGGATGACAGTGATCTTGGTCATGACACCATCACCTTCTCTAATGTTGGTGATACTGCTACTCTAATTTTTGCAGGGTCAAAATGGTGGATGATTGGGGGAACGGCTGTAGTAACATAAGATAAGAATAATAATATGGTAGAATTGAGTGAAGATAATTATCTTGTTTATGCTTTAAAACACTACAATAGTCCAGAATGTTCTGGCATGGAAGATTTTGAAGAAGACATAAAAAGATTTAAATATTTGAAGAGATTGTTCAGAAGGTATGAAAGAACTGGAGTACTGAACGATAGATTAATTTTGAATCACTTAATTGTGTTGTATAATGTCCTTGACGGTGCTGCGACACCACTATTGTTTTTTAAGATTGATAAAAAACATTGGCCAATTTTAAAAACTTTTTTAGTATTCATTAATAGAATGCCTATAGAATCAATAGTTAGTGGTGGAGTAAGGGGTGATGAGATACCACTCGACTTTCATGTTATAAACATACTTAGGAATATTTAATGTCAAGAGTAGTAGACACGCTAATTGCTTACAGAATATTGAGAATGTTTTCTCAACCTATTACTCAGCACCCAGCATATATTCAAGGTATTGTTGATAAAGACGGTAACAAGATCAAAGAACCTAGTACTTCATCCGAACTAGATTCTTATACAATGCTCGATAGATTAGCCTTCAAAATTAAAAGATCATTGATGAAATCTCCAGATAGAAATGCAAAGAGACTGTTGACATTTGCTGCTGCCATCGCTATTTTGAGAGAACAGAGTGATGTAGATGAAATGTCAGAAGAAGACTTTGATATTTTAATTGATATGTATTCTCAAGATGAAAACATTATCAGCGAGGCAAAAATATTAGAATCGGGAAAACTCCCATTTAGATATTTTGCAATGGGAGAGGAAATAGCCAACGCTGCTGGGCCTATGGTAGGTGGAAACATCGCCGGATTAGGAACAGACGCTCAGGGCGAACCAGGCCGCAATCCATCTCTAATGCCTCTTCAACGTAGAAAAAAGAAGAAGAGGCATCTCAATGTCAACTAGACAACCAGCAAAAACAAATGATTCAAGAATAGCTGTACTGGAATCCGAAATGCACAAACTGGACGGATTCTTTAGTAGACTAGATTTATCTATTGAGAAAATCACCGAACTAAACGTGTCCATCCGTGAAGTTTTGTCCTCCCATGAAACAAGACTAAACGCCACAGAAGTAGAATTGGAGCAACAGTTTTCCATGTTTGATCAAAGATATGAACAACTGCATTCTCGCATTTCTACTGTTCAGAGAGAACTAGCGGATGAAATGAAGGATGAGACGAAAAGTATTATGACCGCAATCAATGATTTGCGTTCTGATATGAACAGACATCAGGCGAAAGAAGAGGATCGCATTAGGCACATTGAGAGACGCCAATGGTTAATTATGGGCGCAGCTGCCACTCTTGGATTTATAATTGGGAATTCCCAATTTTTATCTGGATTTTTATCTTGACAAATCCCCTCCCCTAGTGATATTATTTTGTAATGATTCTACTTGATAGTAACGAAAAAATACAAAAGCTTCTGGACGGAAATTACGCAGAAGAAGATATTCTTTATTATAACGCAAATGAAGCAGAAATAAGACCAGACTACGACTATTCTAAATTACAAGCAAAATCCTATATAGAAGTTACTGGATGTCTTGATCCACCGCAAAATTTAAAACCAAATCACCAAAAAATAATTTATCCTTGGTTTTGGCTAGTCGATACTATTCGCATGGTGTGGGACAATGACGCAACCGACCCCAAAAGATACTGGCAAACCACAAGACCCCCCGCTCAA